ACATACCCCCCGCGACGTTGCCGCCGTGGGTTTGGCCCTCGAAGAGGGCCAAAGAGATAGATTGTCAAGACGACGAAGTGTTGTGCGTAAGCCAACCTTCCGGTACGCTCATGATAAGTCTGTCAAGTCAGGCCAGCCGAGAGGTTATCCTCCGGCCCCTGGTTGCGGCAGTGCGCTTGGCACTCATTGGGTCCCCGACTTCCGTGGCCTGCTCGCCCCCGCTGTACGATTTTCTACGTCGCACGGGCACGAACAGTCCTATCTCGGGTACTTGATGGGGATGCCCTTGTTAGCTGGCCTCAGGACCGTGTCCGACGCGGATCGCCTGCGCTTTGGCGTAGAGATCCACTTCGAGGCACGTCGCCTGGGGTCGAAAGCACGCTCAGTCCTATGGGACTCCCTCCGTGTGCTTTGGTCTGCCCTCGCGGTCGTCACTCGGCCTGCGACACCCTCTCGTGCGAGGAAATGGTCCTACCCGGACCACACTTGCCTCCCCGAGAAGGGCGATTCGCACATGAGTTACGGTCGCCTTCACCGCCTTGAACTGGCATGTGTCCAGTTTTGCTTATGGATCTTGCGCAACGCGCGCGATTCTTCTGATCCCGAGCAAGCTCATCACATTGTTAAGTCTTTCAAGGTGTGTGTGTTCGAACCCTGTGCTGTGCTCGCGCGCGGCGAACAGGCGAGTGGGTGGGGTGTTGTGCTAGTTAAGGCTCTCGAGCCTGTACTATGCATGCCCCTTCAACGTGCCTTGTTCGTCGTCTCGTCGAGCGCGCGCGCTTTACCGTCTTGCCCCCCGAGCTTGGCGGGTGAAGAGTGTTCGTTGAGGGCCCGGCTAACAAGTCCATCTCAGGCTGAGTACACTGCCGATCGGTACCGCCGTCTCCGGACGTGGTCCCAGAAGTGGGCGACTGATCGCTCCTGCCGTGCACCGATCTTTGAGGTGCCCCTCTCTACATCTGCGTCTTTGACTCTGTCGCAGAAGGAGGGTGGACTCTTATCGTGGGTTTCCTCGAACACCTTCGACTGCCTTTATGGTTATGAGTCCATGCCAGAGCCCCGCCCGCTTCGCGAGGATTATGCCCGAGTGAGTCGATCTTATGGCCTCCTCCAGAGGAGTGCAGCTACCCTGCTTTGTCTCCCTCTGGGGGAGAAAGTCCTCAAGGGGCGTGTTTCAGTAGTCCCCGACAGGGGACCTAAGACGCGAGTTGTGACTCCCGCCCGCGAGGAGGCCATCATTTGGGCCCATTACTTCCGCTCAAAATCGTTCCCGCTCTTGTGGAAGGAGCCTAGTGTCGCAGAGTCTCTCTCTGAGCATAGGCACTCCAACTGCAAGCGCGTGATACGTCGCGGAAGGGAGATGTTCGGTGCCGGTTGCGTCATACTGTCTTCCGATTTATCGGTGGCGACGGATATGATGCCCTTCTGGGTGGCCAGAGCTCTAATGGAAGGGGTCATCGATTCGATGGATCTTCCTGCGGACATCCGCGACATAGCCCGCCGCATCTGGTTGCAACTTGTGAGTAAAGGGGAGATCACCGACTCACAAGGAGATTACCAGACGTCGCGGGGCATATGGATGGGGGTGCCGTCCTCGTGGTTTATTCTGAACTTGATGAACTTATTTTGTGCCTCTATGGCAGACAAGGTACATGGCTATGTCGCCCCCCGTATGATTAACGGGGATGACCTCCTGGCCGCTGCCCCGAACGCATGGATAGACACCTTCGAATCTTGGATTCACAAGCTCGACGGTGTCTTCTCCCCTGGGAAGCACTTCCGCCACGCGGAAGTGTGGACCTTCTCAGGCGTTTACGGGTTCGGTCTGGACGTCCTCCCTAATCTGGCGTTCATAGGATTCCGTTGTGTAGAGCCTCCACTCGAGGAGCTTAACAATGGCGGTGTACCTGTCTGGCAGCGTTGCGGCCCTGCTGTGCAGCAGCAGATCGATTCCCTCTCGGGATCCAGCTTCTTAACTCAGGCTTACGAGCTTGCTTTGAGGGAGGGCCCGTTGACTCGGTCCTGCTCTGCGCGTCAGGTGCCCTTAGGGTTTGCCCGCGACCAACGCGGCAGACTCCGCGCTGTCCCCCAACCCACCGCGCGTCTCCGCGCGGCCTTGGCCCGAGAGGGTCTAGGCTTCCTAGAGACGCTTGTGTGCAAGAAGTCCTCGGCCGCCCAAGTGCTCTGCCGCGGGTCTTTCTTTGCGCTAGTAGGTATGAGGTCATGGTCCCGAAAGGTTGGTATCGAAATGTACATACCTCGTTCTCTAGGCGGAGGTGGTCTCCGACGTGCCGACGGCTCATTTGATAAATTGAGCCTTTGCCAGATGTGCGCTTATTCGCACTCTTGCGTCGACACGCTCGAATCTGGATTCGACGACGTGCTCAAGTCATGGGGCACGTTGTTCTTTTCCAGGCCCTCTGCTTGGGGATCTCTCGTTGACCCGCTCAGCGAATTGAACCACCTCTACGAGAGGGTCCATTTCACTGAGGCAGACACGGTTGACCAAGAGACGGTTCTCAGCATCACTCTTGCCGAACTCGAGCGACGCTTAGCGTCTGTGCAGTCGGCGGATCTCTCTATG